ACATGGGTTCGAATCCCATCCTCTCCGCCAATAGCAAGGGATTACAGAGGTTGTATACTTTTGTAGTCCCTTTTTTTTTAATGTAAAATAAAGTAAAAAGTAATTTAAAGTAAAAAAATATGCAAAAGAATCTACTGTAAAAGTCCTCCAGATCCCATCATTTGTGCTTGTGTATTTGTCAATGCACCAGTTAGCAGACCCCTATTAATTAGACTTTGACTAAACTCTCCCTCCTTCTTCTTCCGTAATCCTTCAGTCTCATCTATTATTCCTCCAACTGCTTTCTTCCCTTTAGTCATTTGCATCTGACCCATCTCCTCATTTCTTGCTAGGTTCTGTTTCTTCTGTACTGTATCAGCAAGTTTCCTCCCACCTACGACTGCTGATCTTTTTAATAAAGAACCTCCAGCACCAAAAAAGTCCACCATCCCTCTTGCAAAGTCCAACATACTACCAGCACTATCAGATTTAGGGAGCATTGCACTTTGGGATTTGTGCATATCAGATAATGCAGTGAGTCTATTCGTAAATTCTTCTGCTTTCTCTGGAGTATTAAACAGCACCTTGTGTTTTGCTTTTGCTTCAGGAGACAGCATTTTCTTGGAAGCATTTGTTGTATCAGCGGTCGAGAGATTTAATTTGGTAACAGCTTCAGTGGATGCTCCCAATCTATACAAGTCTTTTTCTGCTTCAGAAGTCAGACTATCCATTTCATACTTAACCTCAGAAGCAGATTTATTACTGTATGCTTTTTTACCTAAGTCGTATGCTTCTAAGTTGTTGTGTCCCTCAGAGTAGATTGACCTTGCTTTTGCGTATGGTGACTCTCCAACTGCAACAAGTGACTGAGGAGGGGGGAGTAAGGTTTGTCCGGTATTTGGGACACCTTGTCCAGTAGCAGGATCAACTTGGGGTCTACCAGTATTAGGATCGAATGGGTTCCCAGAACGATCTAACTGATTTGTTGGAGGTTTAATCTTAGTCTCTACATCTACGATGTCTAACATCTTTTTCTTTAATCCTATTAGAGTCCTTCGATTATTACCTTTAGCAGATTGGATCAAGTCATCGAGTGATTGCTTAACGTAATCAACTACTGCAACAGGAACATTACCATAAGGCATTTCATCTGGGAGCATGGCACTCTTTCTTAGTCCATCTGGAAGTAACTCGATTTCTCTTTCTGCAATCGTTTTTGCAGACTCATAGAACTCACCCTTAGTTGTTTTGTCTATTGTCCTCAATACAGAATCCAAATCCGGATTATTGATTGGAGGAAGCGCGTATGCTTCTTTATAAAATGGTTTTGAATCTGTTTTCATCTTCATGATAATATCCCCCTTTAACAGACTCTCTCCATTATCATTAAAACCTAGTCCCTTCTTCATTGAATCTGTTGTCAACCCTCTGTTACCTTCCATGTCCTCCAGCAAATTCTTTTTAAGTATAGTTTTAGATGCCCCCCTTGTGTTCATGGCATCTTTTGCTGTCTGCTGAGTATTATATTCACCTAAATATCCAGTTCTAACTTCTTCTCCTAATCCTAATTCATCCAACTCTTTTAGCTTTGCTTCAGGATTAACTCCGTCTAACTCCCAATCTTCTACTATTCTTTCCAAACCTTGTTCTCTTGTATTTTTACTGTCTGGGAAAACTGCTCGTTTTATTCCCCTGCCAAAGTCTCCAATAAGTTCTGCTCCTTTAGCCAGTGGTCTTGATAGTAAGGTTCCTCCGACTCCATAAGCAGTCGAGTCGATAGCAGTATCAGCATTAACTTCCCCACCTTTATTATGAGCATACAAGGATGCTTCCCCCACTCCAAGAGGGACATTGACTGCAAGGTCTTTCCCAACATTTGCCACTGGAGCAGGAACAGTCTTACCTGCTATATTTACCCCTTGTGCAGAGGGAGCAAGTTTAGGCAACATCTTTAAGGCTCCTCCTGTTAAGGCTCCTCCTGTTGTCATTGCTCCTGCCATGTTCCCCACAAAAGCATTGATAGGTGAGTTTTCTCTAAAGTCTTCACGTTCTTGTGCAATTAACTGTTTTGTATATTCAAGTTCATCTTTACGAGGAATCATAATCCCCTTGTTATTTATGATCCCTGTCAGGTACTTATCAACTGTATCTGAGAATCCTATTGTAAGACCATCTGCAACCTCCCTAAAATATCCTTTAGCGGCTCCCCATACTGACTCAGGGTTACTTTTCCTAACTTGGATCGAAGCATGGTTGACTGTTGCTGTCTTAAACTGCTCCTGAGTCCAACCCTTATCCTCAATATATTTATTTAATCCGTCCTGAGTATATTTTTCTGGTTTTGTAAGACCAAATCTTATTTTCGCCAGAAGTTTTTTAAAGGGCATTCTCTTTTTTTTAGTTTTTTCACTCATCTTCTTCCGCATCTAATGATTGTGTTTGGTCAACATCTCCGTCAGGAGTATAAATAGTTTTGGCTACACCTTTGTCATAATGTGATGACCATTTGTATGCTTTAAAAGGATGCTCAATGCCAGCATTAGTCTTAAAGTTTTTCTGTGCTGTTGCTCTATAATCATTGTAATGTCGATTAACGTACTTCTCTCTTTTTTTCATATATGCTATGACCAGCCCCTTCATCTGTTCCCTAACTTCTGGCTTCAGTCGATCACCTTTCATCATCTGATGAGGTTTGTTAAGCCAACTCTGTATTAAACCTCCTGCTTTACTTGTAATCTCAAATTCTGCTTCACGAACAACAGAGTTTGGCTCAAACATGATACGGAAAGAGGTGATTGCCATGATGTCACCAAATCCATTATCAGAATTAAGACCTTCCATAACTCCATCATGTCCTCTTGCGGCAATTCTATAATCACTGGTAATCTGATTAAATTCTTTCCTTAATCCTGTTTCTCCAGCTATTCTCCAATTAGAACTTGGAATGTACTCTTCCCAGACTCCGGTCTTTTTAGCATACGCTTTATCATTATCGTATAAATCTCCTGCTTTCCCTGCTTTTTTGTCTCTGTTGTTTAATTGTAGTCCAGTTTGAACCGCATCACCTTCAGCTACAAAAGAATCATAATGATCTGTAACAGATGTAAAGGTTTTGTCAAAGTCTCCGAGTACCCCTTCTCTGTATCTTTGAAGTGTTGTCTTATCGACTTCATAGTCATTACCCAGAGCAGTAATTAAATTATTAAGAGATTTTTCTTTTAAGAGTTTATCTACTCTGTCTTGATTAAATCTTAGTCTCTCAACTGGAGTCCTAACCTCTGTTGCTTTCCCAATCGTATTGATGATTTTCCCAGTTTTATCATCAACATGATAAGAATATATGTCACTTGTTCCATTAAACTGATCGACTAAATTAACCCTTGAAAGTGATTGCCCTTTCACCTTCATTCCAGCCTTATCTAAGTATGTAATATTATTGTCTTTATCCACCACAACTTTGTGTGTCCCTTTTGGTGGTTCTCCTAAATTTGGAAACTCTGCTTTATATTGTGCTACATTTAGATTGTCAGTTTTTAAAAGTTTATCTGCTTCAATTGCTCTAGCTTGTATATCCTTACTTAAATCGTAAGTTTCCCCTTTTACTGTCCTATATGATTCTGCTTTCCTTTTCGGAGAAACTATCATTGTTACAGCATCTTCTGGAACTGGCATATTACCGAATTTTTTGGAAAATTCTTCTTTCTGCTTTGGGGTTGTTACATCAATATATTCATAAACTGCATCTTCTCCCTCAGATTTTGGTGATTCTATTTGTTCCCCATTTACATCTAACCATTGAGTCTTAACCCCCCTTACTTCACCATCTACTGCCATTGGAGATATTAATATATCTGTTGCTCCGACAGGTGGTGTCAACCCCTGACTGCTTATTATTGTCTTAGCATTTATGTTCCCCAGACCAAAAGTGCCAAACTTAGTGTCTCCATAAGAGTCTTTTTCATCTGCTAGTTTTATTATATCTCCCTTATGGTTCTTATAGACAGTCCCAACTCCTTTTAATAGATAAGGTTTCTCTGCTTTAAATGCTTCTTCTTTGTTTAGAATTTTATTAATCTCTTCAAATGCAATTTGGGCATCCTTGCCCCCCCTCCGTATAAGACCTTTTAAATAAGTTTTCCTATTATGAGCTATTTTTAAATCATCTACAGCAAGAAGCATTCTGGTCATCTCTTCTTGTTCCAACTCCTGTTTATTAAGTAACTGATCTTCCTGTTGCTTTTGTAATTGTTCCGCTTGTTGTCGTTCATAGAACTCAGCTTCACCTTGCTGGTTCATCATGTCTTGATTATAGTATCCACCAATTCCAGCAGGGATCGCGTGACCAATCGCTTCTCCTGTAGTCATTGGAGTGTTCCTCCAACCTCCGGAACGCATCATAGATGCTCCTGCTTGCAACAGACCCATTGCTAACGGAGACATCCCTTCGTACTCCTCAGATTCACTATGGTCTTCTAAAAGACCCTGCTGACTAGAGTCTTTAGCTTTACGAGTGCGAGTATTGTATGGAATCCCTTCAGGTGGGATTTCGTGCATTGCTACCAAATCTTGTTCACTCATTAGACCAATCCTTTTGGTGTATATCTTGGAGACTTCGGTTTTGGTTGAAGTAGAGATGGGAACGGAGTTCCACCTCCTCTTGAGATCCCTGCACTTCGTACTTGTTGTGGAGGATCATCTTGTGCTGGAGTCATAAAATCCTTTAAAAGTCCTACTGCATATTGTTTCATTGCTGGAGACATTGGAGTAGAATCTGGAGATGATGCTGGTGCAGATAGTTCACTTTCGTTTTGACGTATTGGGTCTTGATTAGCAGAATCCCATCCAGTTGTTCCATATCCTCCAATAGTCCCTCCAGACTCTTCAATATCCAACATATCCTGTTTGTCTGGGGAATCATCATACATATCTAAATTCTCTTCTGATGCTAAGAGTCCTTTATTAAATTGTTTATCGCTAATCTCCTCACTAATATTATCAAGTCCTATACGATCCGACATTGATGCAAAGTCTTTTGCTCTTTGAACTTTTTCAAGTCTTTCAACTACATTCCGTTCTGAGCGTAAGGTAGGAAATTCATTTAATAGCTTTTGAAGCCAACTATCTTCTCCACCTTTTAGAGAGTGTTCTACTTCTTTCTCATAATCTGAAGCAGGTGAATATTTTCCTGTTCTTGTTGTAAACATAATTTCTCCTTTAGCTTATTGCTCCCAGACCACCTCCAACAATCGCACCAGTGGGGCCACCCATTAGCCAACCAGAAGCGGCTCCTGTAATAATACGACCGAACCTATCTACTTTCTTGTTCCGATACTGAGGATTATTTTGAGTTGTTGTTGTTCCAACTGGTGCGCCAGATAGAACGTTTGAACCAAACATCGCATTGTTCTTATCCCAATCACGACCTTCTATATATTCATCATAAGCAAAATCTTTGTCATTCTGATCACGACCTTCTATGTCTGCACCAACCTGAGAAAGCATACTAGCATCTTCGTATCCTGCTTTACGTCCTGCATCAGTAGCACGAATTCCTGTCTCTGCTCCAGCAAGTCGCAACTTACCTTCTTCACCAGTTGCCATCTGATTGTATCGTTGACGTTGCTGTTCTCGCGTCATATCTTTTTCTTTCATTCCAGCCGCTTGAGCATAACTACCTTCCAATGCTCCAGCTACTTGCTGACCAAGATTCCTCTGAACTTCTCCTGCCATGACACCTTTTTCAATAGCAGATCGTGACCCCATTCCTGCTCCAGCCATTTGCGCGTTTGCACCTAACTGGTTCCTTGACATCTGCATTGTACGCATTGCATTATCCTGCATTCCTGAGATAACATTTGAAGTATGTGGAGACATATACTCATCAACTCCTTTACCTGTCAGGAATGACTGTCCTGTTATGGGATCAATGTTTGTACCTTGAACTCCTGTTGCAGTTTCTCCAGCTTTTGTATATGCTTCTTGACCTTCTCCTTGCATATCTCTGACTCCAGTTTGTGCATCGAGAGTGTCTTTAGAAGCATCCGCAAATCTTTTGTTACCAGTAGCATCACCATAGGTTTCATACTCTTTATCCATAACATCTCCAGCCGCACCATAAACCTTCTTCCTAAACTCATGTGTTGGTTTATCTATCTCTGAGACTGAAGAACTTGTATTGTTTCGTGTTTCCGTTCCTCCACCAGATATACCGGATAAAGGATTTGGCACTTGTGGGACTCCTGAACCTCCAGAACTCCCATCTCCATTGGGGCCATACTGAGAAAGATCAGCCACTCTAGCGTGTTCATCTAATTTCCCTTGTTCTGAGCGACCACCAAACTTGTCTGCTACCCATCCTCCTACATCTACGTTCCCTATATCACTTGGACTATAACTCCAATCTTTTTCACTCCTACCCCTCTCTCCAAAGTTATCATCATTACTCATAGTCCTTCCTTCATAAGCATAACTCCTCAATCCAGACTTCGTAGGTCTTCCAGAACCTCCCATCCCCTTTAACCAAGACGCTTCTTGATTATTGATAAATGCTGGATGCTCTCCTTGTGGAGCATTCCTTCTTAATACATTTCCTGCTTGTCTCTGGTTCATCATATTTCCCTTATGCGTATGGATTTTGTGAAGTTATTGGTCTTCCTTTTGAGTCTTCTGCTAGAATCGTGACTCCTAGCGTCCCACTGGTTACTTTCAATCTATAATAATTATTATTTGCTGTGTCCTTTAAAATTATTGATCCTTCTGTAAAAATATTATCTCTGTCAGTCTTTGCAGTTGTTGCTTCTTCTGAAATCACAAGAGATGCTAAGTCGAACATATAGTTTCGATCATATTCATCTGGAGGATTCGGAAGAGGTTTCTGAGTTTGGCTCATCTCTCTCCTGACACTGCGGCATCAAAACGTACTTCACCAAACCTCCATTCTTGGTCAAAAGGACTTTCGACTCTCAGTAGTGCTTGTCTTCCAGTAAATCTGGTGTCAGTGTATCCGTCTGATGTGAGATCATACGCACCTTTTACTACAGGATTTGAATCATCTGGAGTGTTCTGTACTGTGACCTTCATACGAAGTCCTTTGTTCCCTGCGTCACTGTCTGTAATTATCTGTGAAACAGACATCATCTTATTACCAGAACCAATCTCTATTGCACCCGACTCTGCATAGCAAAGATGGTTTTCTGTTGCAACATTTGGATGAAGAGTTGTATTTATCCCTTTTGCAATTACTCTTGAGTTTAAAGTTGAGAGTGCTGAAACATCTGCTGGTGCAGTTACAGTTGTCTCTCTCAAAATGGGTGTACTCTGAGTATCTGGATCAAGTTCATGTCTGTACAAATATCCATCTACTCCACCAGCAACCGGATAACCCAAACTATCGGATGACTCCCATGCGGATCGTTCTAAAGAACCTGTAGTCCAGTGTTTTTCACGATAACTGTATGTAACATACCTAGTTGGGTATTCATCTCCCTCTTTTGGATAGAACCAAGTTATCTCTCCGAACTCTGCATTGTGACCTCCTGCAATCAATCCTTCCACATCAGTATTGATGTCAGAGAAAACGTAATCTGCAACATCGCAAGCTAACTCCTGTATGTATCCTCCGGTGTATGACCAGAATCGACCGCGACTCATCCATGCTACAAAATCTGCTGACCCTGCAACTGATTTCATACCTAGACAACCTCCTCCCTCTGTCAATCTTTCAACCCCATACACATAAGGAGGGCCGAGATAATTTGTCTTCCAGACTGAATCTGTGAAGAATAGAAGCACTCCATAGCGAGTCTTAAAACCTCCTATTATCTTCCCTTTTGTTTGTACGTCAATATCTCCTGCTGTATTAGTCACAGATGGAGTGAAATCGGTCAATGATTCCTGTTGACCCCATGCTATTCGTCTTGCGTTTCCTCCTGCACCAATAACCATTATGTGCCTCTCAGGAGTAACTAAAACTCCTACATTATCAACTGGAACTCCTGTTGATCCTCCGAGAGATGACAATAACACTGCTGGAGTTGCGACTTGTGTCGCATTGGTAAATGACAATCCAGACGAATCAACATACCATATTGACCCTTCTCCAGAATTGACTGCAACTAGATCATCACCAAAGTTGTCAAGCGACCAAACTGGAACGAAATTGTCCCTCCATGCATCAGCGTCCGTTATATCTGGGTCTACCGCAGGGAATCTTGGAGTACCATAGACATCTCCTCCAGATGCAGTCCCACCCGACCCATCTAAGTTCCTATCACCTCCATATTCTAATGATCCAAATCCAAGTCCAGCAATTAAGAAGTCTCCTTGATCTTTGAAGTCTATTTTGCCAGAAGGGACGGATGCAGGGGTAATATCAAAAATTGGTGAATTAGTACCAGAAGACTGCGATCCATCCCAAAGTCTTAGAGACTGTACTGAACCTACTGCTAAATATCTTGCACCAGTACCAAGTCTCCAAGAGTGAAGTCCTCTGATTGGATCAACCCCTGAATAGAAAGTTGCTGTTATAACTGCCGCAGTTCCGCTAGTTGAACCTGAGATTGTTATAGTAGGAGCAGACGTATACCCTGAACCAGAGTTTGTGATTACTACTGTAGCAATAGCACCTCCTGAAACTGTATAAGTTCCAGCGAAAGATGATCCAGCCCCACCACTGAATCCTAGCGTCCCACTGCCTGAATACCCTGTTCCTGCTGTTGTAATTGTCAGTGATGCGATTGCACCTTTTTTATTAATCTGAGTTTCTGCAAGTCTTTGCCACCCCCCGATTGGTCGCAGTCTCCCTTCCGAGAACCGAACTAGATTGCCATCATACCAACGATTCTTTGCTTCGTACTGAGTAGCGTTGCGGAAAAATCCAGCAGGTATTTTAATCGGTAGTAATGCCATTAATTGTTTCGATATTCGTTACAGTTAAGTCTTAGTAAGACTGCAAATTGTTTTGACTCTTCAAGACTCATTTTCTGGATCTTTGTCGCGTTATCATAATTCGCTCTCATCACATCAACAGCACAGTCACACAGATGGAAGTAGATATGCTGTGGGGTACTCATACTCTGGTGAGCCACTGAACAAGCTTGCCACAACTGGCGAATGGTTTCCGTTGTGAAAGTTCCATTGGACTCTTTCGATGTCACAGAAGTTGATGTCAACATCAAAGTCAGGCTCAAACTCCACAATAATATCACTGTCTTCAAATTCAAAAGTAATCTCCATCAGTATGTCCAGACCGCTGGCAAGGAGGGTCTGTCTCCTTCTAAATCACCCACACCACGATTGTCCAAATGTATAAAACGCTTTGATCTAGCCCCACGCAAAGCTAAGCCTAGTCCTGTGAATCCTATGTCTTGCGCTTGTTTAATGAGTTTTAGTGTTTTTGTCGTGTTCACATGACCGACTAAAATATCAACTGCTTTTCCAAAGGTATGGATTCCAGCTTTTGTCTTTGCCGTTGAGACATTTGAATTATGTTTAATACAACGTCTGGCACTGCTCAAACGAAATGCAAATCCTGCTTCTTCTCTCAAGGATTGAAGCATCTTCATAAATTCATCATCCATCTCGTTTGCTCCGCAACCACACTGACATTGCATCTCATCGGTACTAAAATTGGGTGTAATGAGCATAGCTATTCCTACTATTGTAATTTTACAAAATGTTCTCCGCAGTAAAATAGTACCTTTTAGGTGCTATTTAAGCAGACTTCTCAATCGATTTATCAAGCAAAATGACATATTGATCATATACTTGATTATCGATTTCTGTGTCTGTACTATCCACTAATTTTTTGAGCAGAATTTTGACAACGTGAAGCATCAATTTTTGACTGATCATGCTGACACAAAGTGTCGAGACTGTAGATGATATTACTGGTGCGAGTAATCCGATAAATGGCATATCAACTCCGTTTCATTAAGGTTAAGGTCTTCTGGGCTTCAACTTCTCTTTCTAAGTTTTCTAGTCTTGCAGACACGGAAGCCATGTGACCGCTACATTCTTGACTAATAACTGCAAGTTTATCAAAGTTTTCTTTTTGCATCGCTCTGTTCATTTTGTCCGTCCGAAACGTCCAAAATCCCAAGCAGACTATGATTGCCCCTGCAAAGCCCTGTTTTAGAATGAGATTAATGATGTCATCGACTGCGGTGTTTACGTTACTTTTTTCCTGCATCGGATGAGGTGAGTCTCGATAACCATATTGATCAAAATTAGGAGGTTCCGCTTTTGCTTGAACTACGAAAAAAAAGAGACTACCTATCACTAGACCGAGAAAAATAGTTACGCATGAATCAATCAGTTTTTGCATTTATCGACTCCTGTATTTCGGTTAGCTGGTATTGAACGAGTTGCATATCAGCTTTTAAGTCACTTACAGATATGAGCGTCCAGCCAAGAATTGAAACTATTAAACCGAAAGCGAACAGGATTTGTGGATTCATCTTTTACTCTTGTTCAGTTGTTTTCTAGCTTCACGATGCAACTCTTTCAGTCTGTTTTGCTCATCAGCTTCCTTCCTCCATTTCTCAACAATGTAGTGATCGTCTTCGTCCGGCAATGTTAAAAAATCTATGAATCTTCCGATAAACTTCATTGCAATTTCGTAGTTACACTTCTAATATTCAAGGTTGTATGCGGACACTTTTGTCCGATTAAGGTTTAGTAGGCCAAGTAATGTTATCTACATCTGCCTGTGCAGGGACATCCCTCAAGGCTTGTCTGTAGGTCTTCATGTTGGTTGCTAGTGTGCTGTCAGAGAGTGCTAAGTAGTCAGTCTGACTAAGCCTATTATCTCTGTCTCTACGAACTGCTGTCCACTTATCTGCTAGTAGTCGAGCATCCTTTGCAGTATCATCACCTTTAAAATGGGATTTGACATACACTTTAGGATCTTGACTGTTTCCTTCAAAGTCTAGAATTTCTTCACAGTTTACTTTGGAGTCTGACCACTTGATGTTGTAAACTGTTCCTGTCTCTGGTGAACTAGCCATATAATCACCAAGCTGATTTAGTCTTTCCTGTACATTCTCATCTGCACATTCGACTATCGTATATCCTGTTTCACCAGAGTAATCTACTACAGGTGGATCACCAGAAGTAACAGAATCTAACCAAGTCCAGTATTCAGGTTTGTTTAGTCCTTTTACATTTCTCCGACATTGCCACTCTGTTTCATGGGTTGTCTGGAGTACGTTTGATTTGTGTGATATGTACATAATTAATTCCTTGTTATTTGAAAGTAGCTATAACCAAGACTCGGATACCAACCACCTCTGTTCTGTATATAATCACCTCTTTTAAAAACTAAGGTGATATTAGTGTTTGGGGTATCGTGGTTGTCACTACCTCCGTGACCTTGCATCACTTCTGTTCCATTTATATAAATCCGACAATGTTCCGTAGTTCCGTTTCTAATAGTATGACTATGAATTGTATATTCACCACTCTTTAAACAAACTAATCGGTCATAAGCAATAGCAAAATCTTTAGTCATCCAATTTTTATAGTTGGAAACACCTCTCCACTCATCAAATATTTGTATAGTACCTGATACTGTTGAAGTTGTAGCTGTAGAAGTTAGAACACATAGATCCCCAAGATACCCCACATCCCTAGTAACCTCATCCCATGTCTTACCATCTGGAGTAACCACAAGATTAGTCTGTTCCATGTTTCGATCACCACCTACTAACTCATGCAGGAATGGTGTTCCAAAGGTCTGGTAGTGGGAACTGGTGTGGATTGGGGAAACAAGATCATAACTTACAAATCTATTCCCACCAGTTACCATTGTAGTTTTCATAGTATTAACACCTAAAGTAGCGGCAGTTACGAGATAACTAT